CCAGTAGAAGAAATTCCTATCTCGAGGTTTTTATCTTCGATCTTGACCGTGGTAGCTTCAACAATAAAGCTTTCTCCGTTAACTGTCAAGTCTCCATCTATAACACTGCTTCCTGTAACATAAAAATTTCCGCCGACATAAGAATTTGTGACTGTATAATTGCTTCCTTCAATAACGGAAGATCCTTCGATGATAGAAGAACCCTTGGTAAGAGACGAACCGGTGACAGAAAAATCTCCACCAATATAAGAATCGGAAACTGTATAGTTATCTCCCTCGATCACGGAAGATCCAGAAACAGTAAAACTTCCGCCTAGTTGGCCATCCCCGTTAACATGCAGCGGGAATGCTGGATCTATTATTCCTATGCCTAGCTGACCAGATCTTAAGGAAATTATATTTGATCCAGACCCCGTTCCAAATTGATTGATGGGTGCAGCGAAAACAGATTTTGCACCTGTGGTTTTAATATGATCAATATACAATATCTGACCACTAAAGACATCTGAGTTGAATATAAGTTCGGAAATCATATTTTTACTTACACTAGTTTTAGTTTATCGGACTGCATGCGTATGAATTCTGGAGCCCGATTTAGACAGGGAGGAAAGTATTATGTGGTAAGAGTCTCTACTGACCCCCGAAACTAAATAAGGTATCATGATCCCTTCCGACTCGATGACTGTAGAAATAGAAGGGATTGCATGAAAAGAACACGGATACTGAACCTCAAAAGAATCAACACCTTCGGGTATGTCTGTCGCAAATGATTGAGTCGTTGTTTTGTTCGCTGATGATTGTCCGGTTGGCCTCGCGTTTACATGAAGCTTATAATTATCATTCTGCAATTCGGATCCAAAATTTACCGCAAACCTAAACTCATTTAAATCTGAAATCATATACGGAACAATCGGGCCGCCTTGAGAGTTTTCTAGAGATAGTGTTAGAGCCGGTTTTTCCCCAAAGGTTTTTGGGAAATCTAAGTAAAAATTATCACTGCCTTTATTAAGAGAGGCCACAAAGGAAACCACTTCGTCCGAACCCCCAAATACACGTTCCCATCTTCCATCTTCGCCAGTAGTATAAGCTTTTTCAAGATAAGATGAGCCTGTTACCGAGAGTTCTCCGAGCGTGTCTACAGTATTAATCCCAACAAATCCAGAATTATCTATCCGCATTTGCTCTTCTCCAGAAGTAGAAAAAGAGATAAAGTCGCTGTCTGATTCGCTTATCAAAATTTCTGAATCGCCTCCCGCAGTTAAGGATATCTGATCTTCGTCAAGTTTAATACATGTATCTTCGTCTTGGTAGTGGTAAATGTACTCTCCAATATGAACATATCCCGTAACCCTTTCGTCCCCAAAAATAGTTGAATTTCCTGTTTGGGTAAAATCTCCAGTTAAATAATAGTTGCCCTCCGTTTTGACATCTCCCACCATTAATGAGTCGCCAGTAACCGAGAAGTCTCCAACAAAATTAGATTCGCCTATTCTATAAAAATCTCCTTTTTGCCTGTGGTAGCCAGTATGAGTAATATCGCCAATCACAAGCTGATCTCCATACCTATTAGAATATCCTGTTTGAGTAAAATCCCCAGTTAGGCGATAATCCCCTTCCATTCTAACATCGCCAACTCTTGTTGAGTCACCTGTGATCGAGTAATCTCCAGAAAAATCAGAATCACCAACCCTGTAAAAGTCTCCCTCTTGTCTATGGTATCCGGTGTTAGTTATGTCCCCCAAGAAACAAGAATCTCCAGAAACATGCAGCGTATATAGAGGGTTTACTGTATGAACGTGATCAAAAAACTCTACTCCAGAAAAGCTAAAATGATTTATCTCCCATTTATTTCCCGAGATCACTTTTTCCGCCACAAGCCTATATTTAGAATATGGTTGAGGATGGTAGTTGTTCAAGAAAAAAGAAGAGGGAGACAAAGGGTCTTGATAATCCCCACTTGTTAAACCTGTTACTCTGTGGATAGTCGTCCAATCTAAACCGTCTTCAGAAGCAAGAACTTTCGCTTTCTCTGCAGAATTCCCTAAAGAGGCTCTATGTATAGAAAAACCTTTATAATTAAACGGCTTATCAAAATCAACCTGCAACCAAGCCCCGCCCATTTCTCGATGCAAATCACTTGGAGAAAGAGAGTGTCCGTCTAAGGAGGTTCCTGTGTTCCAGTTTTGTTGAGAAAGAGGGATGGTAGAATTATAATAACCTGATGGCTCATATATCGAATAGGATGAAGTAGTCGTTTCTAAATTCGGCTGACTGCCTCCAGAAAAATCCAATGCTCCAGAATATGTATTTGGATCTATTCCTCCCCCAAAACTAAAAGAATAATCTTCACCAGAACGATTTGGGTATGCTGAAAATGTATCTTTTACAATCCTTCTGTCTGTAAAATCTAAGCCAATGCCTATTTTTTCAAACAAACCGCTTTCTCCAACAAAAATATTTCCACTTATATCTCCTGTTTGAGTTATATCTATAATTTCATTTATATAAATTGTACTTTCAAATGTACAAGTGTCTGCAAAAGTTTTTTCTCCGCTTATTAATTGATTTCCAGTCAAATAAACCGAATTTTCTAATACAGATTTTTTAAAGTTTCTGAATTTTATTTGTTCGTTATGAGATCCTGATCTAGTTATGAGTAGCAATGCGTCGTCATCTGCATTGTTGTACGGGGCGAGCTTAGCTTGATGCGGAAAAGGGTCAGCTACCTGATCGGAAGAAAGCGATAGAATTTCTGGTAAATTTGATACTCGATTGTCTTTATTCATTTTCAAGTTGTATGTACACTTTTTATGGAGTGGTTAAGTAGTTTCCGGTCCTCTCAAAGAAATAAGGTACAGCATCTTCAGAAGCATAAGGTTCGCATCTAGGTTTTATTGTTCCGCTGATTGAATTTAACTCCCATAATTCTAAGGCAGGCAGGGACGTAACAAACTCCGGCCTGTAGAATCCATTTCCAGGATGAAACTCTCTGAACGATAAATAATCTCCTTGATCCTCAAACCATTGAGCGTTATAAATAAGCTTTTGCCCTAGCCTATGGAATCCAGGCTCGCTAGAGCAACAGTGCACAACGTGGTTTTTCGTTAATTTTGCCCCAAGTTTTAAGGTGAAAGATTCTTTTGTTATATTTGAAACCACATATGGAACAACAAACCCTGGGCCTTCGACATTGATTGAAATATTCGGTATGTTTTCATATATCAATGGGAAATGAATTTCCTGTGTCGCTGAATCTTGCGCTGGCGTAAAATAAAACCTCTGCATTCCGTGACGATTTGCCCCCGGATCCATAGAGGAGCAATACGGAAAATTTTTATAATTCAATTCATTTTTGTTTTGCATTACAGAAGAACATAATGCAGTTGTTCTCACTATGTATTTTGTATTAGGGAGGTTTCTGTGGAATTGTATATAAAATTCATATCTATTCGCATCTTGTAAAATAAAGGGCAAAATAACATTCCCGTCACAACTTTCAAGAGATACAGATAATATAGGCTTTTCTTTAAAAGTTTTGGGTAAATCTATCAAGTATCTTTTTTTGCCACCCTTTATCGGCGTTGAGAAAGATATTGTTTCGTCGTCCCCCCCATAAACCTTGTTGAATTTTTTAGCAAATTCGTCGTATACAAAAATATTTTCAAGAAAAGAGTCTCCTGTTACCGAGAGTTCTCCGAGCGTGTCTACAGTATTAATCCCAACGAATCCAGAGTTATCTATCCGCATTTGCTCTTCTCCAGAAGTAGAAAAAGAGATGAAATCATTATTCGATTCGCTGATTAAGATTTCTGAATGTGCGTTTACAGATAACGATATCTGATCTTCTTCAAGTTTAATAAATGTATCTTCGTCTTGGTAGTGGTAAATGTACTCTCCAACATGAACATCTCCCGTAACCCTTTCGTCCCCAAAAATAGTTGAATTTCCTGTTTGGGTAAAATCTCCAGTCAAATAATAGTTACCCTCCATTTTGATATCGCCTACCATTAATGAGTCGCCAGTAACCGAGAAGTCTCCAATAAAATCAGATTCGCCTATTCTATAAAAATCTCCTTTTTGCCTGTGGTAACCAGTATGAGTAATATCACCAATTACAAGCTGATCTCCAGACCTGGTAGAATCCCCTATTTGAGTGAAGAAATTTCCTGAGATATAGAAATCACCTTTCATATCTACGTCGCCAATTCTCCAAGAATCTCCGGTGATATTGAAATCACCTAGAAGGTTTGAATCTCCGATCCTGTAAATATTGCCTATATGTCTATGGTATCCGGTGTTAGTTATGCCCCCCAAGAAACAAGAATCTCCAGAAGCATGCAACGTATAAGATGGCTCATCATCTCTTTCGTGAAAAATATTTGATATGCCAATTTTCTGAAATAAACCGCTTGTGCCAACAAAAATATTTCCACTTATATCCCCTGTCTGCGTTTCATCAAAAATTTCATTAATGTTTGTTCTACTTAAGAAAGTGCAAGGGTCTGTGAAAGTTTTTTGACCGCTGATAAGTTGATTTCCGGTAAGCAAAACGCTCTTGTCTAATAAAGAGGATTTTAAATGATTATAGGAAATTTTCTCATTGTGAGAGTTTGCTCTTGCTATAATTAAAGAGGCGTTATTGTCTCCGTTTCCATGCCCAGAAATTTGAGCTTGCGTCGGAAAAGAATCCAGAATGTTCTCCGATCGCAGCGCAAAAGCTTCTTTAAGTTCTGAAATTTTACTATTTGGCATGGCGGTCTTTTGTAAATACACTTAATTGATAAAAAGGTGTACTTCATTTAATGGGTAAATCCAAAGTAGATCGAATAAGTTACGAAAGGTTTGGGGTTTTAATAACTGATTTTCCTGGATACAAGGACGCAGCTTCAACCTCTGGGGATTTAACCAGAGTTCAGAGTATGGAATACAGCTTTTCTCACCCGGCTTTAGATGTAAAAGCGATAGGCTCCGATATACTAGTCTCTCAAGACGATGAATCTCCAATTATTCGCCAACCAGAAATCGACTGTAGTATGTCGTATATATTTTCCAGCGGAGAAAACGAAGAATCATTAGGTTTTTATCTTGGATCCGACGGAAGCTTATTAAAGAATTTTTACAATACCCAAGGAACTGATGATGTTAATTTATTCTTGATCGCCGACGCAGGAGGTTGCGGCCATAGGGATTTAAATAACGTAACAGATCAACAGGGGTTTTCTGGTTATAATGTAGTAGGTTTTGGTAATTCTTTTTTAAAAACTTACGAATACTCAGCCTCTGTCGGGCAGCTTCCTGTTTGCTCTGTATCTTTTCTTTGTAGTAATATGAGGTTTGATGAATATAAAGAGCACAATCCTCCTTATTTTCCATCTATCAAGCTTGGGGTTGAAAATAAACCCTCACAGGAAAGATTGGTTTTGAACGAAGACTCTTTGAATCCTCATACAGATAATGATGTACCAGCAATAATGCCTGGGGGAATCATAATAAATATAACCAAAAACGCAGGAGCCCACGGGGGAGCAGTTCTAGACGATGTGGAAGCTGCTATACAAAACATAAACATAAACCTTCCAATCCCTAGACAGGATATTTATGGCTTTGGAAGTAATTATGTGTTCGACCGAAAACTTAAGTTTCCTGTGATTGGGTCCGTATCTATGGATATGACTCTTAGAGAATTTTATACAGGAGAGATAGACTCTTTTTTTACGCAAGGATCAAGATACGATATGATAATATCTCACACAGAAAGAGACGGATCTGGAGGAATAACCAATATAAATTCTTTTAAAATTGAAAACGCCCAGCTAAAACAACAAAGTTATTCCCAGGCAATCGGGGCAGACGCTTCGGTAAGTTCTTCTTTTTCGTTTGGAGTTACTGCTAGCGGAGGCTTAAAGTTCTACAGAGCTTAAATTAAAAATGTTCGTTCGTTTTAACGAGCGAACAACCTCGGAGCATACCATCCATTCCCTAAGCGTAGCCTGCTCATGCTCGCTTTTTATCGACTAGAGGAATCGATACATTATAATATGCTCTTTATGAGTAAATTCAAAAAAACCCGCCCCTTTTTTAAGGGGCAGGCTTTAAAGAATTAATTATTAATTAGGCGAATTTACCAGTGATGGTGAGAGCATTCCTTGAGCCGAGTATCCTCAAACCTCTTGCGAGATCTTCGGGTCCGCCGACTTGAGCAGTAAATGTTAAATCTACTGATTTATTATCCCCAATTGAGGAACTGAAAGATTCTCCTTCTAGCAGTGCGCCTTTAACTATATACTGCATCGCAACAGAGCCTGTTCCGTATTGGTTTGGTTCTCTAAGAGTGAATACTAGATCATGCTCCTCTGTGTTCCAGATGAGATCCGCTACGTTTCCAGCTTTAAGATCTGCCATAATAGCGTTTACGCTAACAGAAATATTTAAAGGGTAATCAACAACTCTTGAGTATCCATAAGGAGTTCCAAGTCTGTTAAGAACTGTTCTTGACATCGGAACATCGATACTAAAGCTTTGGACGTGAGCTGAGCCATCAACGGTATAATCATGCATTGGATTATCGTTGACGCCCTGGTAGCCAGCACCTGTAGAGATATCAAAACCGCCCGCTGTTCTTCCATAACCAAGATCTCCTCGAGGATCGTTCCCTGGAAGAAGCTCGAACTCTGCAGCTCTTCCGTCTGTTCCTAGGGACATTGTTATGTCTCCAGGACGCAAGCAGGACCAACCTTCTTCTTCGGTATCTAAACCTCCTGCAGCACTGTCGTTAAGAACACCGCTAACTGCCGGAGGAATATTAAAATGTATGTCTGAAATTGGAATCCCAAAATTAGAATTTACTGCCGGAATGTCTAAGCCTGTGCTTCCAACGTAACTCTTTAAATTTAATCCATCAACAGTAACATTTGCGGTTGGCATACTTCCCACAGAGGCTTCTATGGAATAGTTCGAAACATAACCGTTTCCTAATGCAATAACGCTTTTGCCGTCATCCATGTCTTGATTGCCTACTGCATCGTGACCTTCGCAGGTAGTTAATATAAAAAAGTTTTTTCCATCTGCATTAAGGTTTTGTCCGCACTCAGTACCTCCGATAATATCATCCGCTAAGGCGCTTGAAGTTCCGTCAACATTCATTCCTAGAATTCTTTCGTTAATGCCGTTTGTCAGGTAGTAAGAAAAATCAAGAGTTACTGTCGGCGGTTCAATGGAAACAGAATCAATTCTAGCTAACTGTCCAAATTGATTAACATCTTGCCGATTAACGCTAAAACTATAATTTGCATTTTGTACTCTGCGCAACTGCTCGATTCCCGTTCTGACTTCGTAGCCAGCTGGAACGTCTGCGAGTTTCGCCACTCCTGATTTTGTTGACCAAGCGTCATTAGAAACGCTAAAATGGTGCCCTGTAGCATTTACCGTCCCAGCATATAATGCTTCACTCTGGTAAATTACTCTTGCTCGTCCTGGTAAATTTTGTGCCATAATATTTATTAATAAGATTAGATTCTGTTTCTATTACATTTTTTGTATAAAAAAGGGAAGTTTTAAGAAAAGCGAGGATACCTTAGGTTGGTTATTTCGAAATCTATAAAGCCTACAAAAAGAGATGGGTCTATATTTTTGCTTATTCTGTCGCTTAATTTTGAAACTCTCGCCTCTTCTATATGAAAAAAAGTTTCTCGTTTTGATGTTGCAAGCTCTTTATAATTAAAACCTGTAGTGTCTCCGTATTCTGTTAGCGGAAAATCTTCAAAACCTAATTTAGCAAAGACTTCATTTTTTGAATCAGCAAAAACGGATAAAGCGCCATCAAGTTGGTATGTATTTTCTGCAAAAACAACGCAACGAATACTTGTGGTGGTTTTATCTTCTCCTCCGAATGCAAACGGTTCATTTTCTGCCATTTCCGAGTTTACAAAAATTGCAGGTATGACTTGTTTATAAGGCTCAATTCCTCCTAGCGACTGCTTGAATCTGCTATTTGAATCAAATTTACTTTCAACTATCAATTGCTCTTCTGTTTGATTTGTTATATAAAAGTTAAAATCTTTTACTGTATAATCTCCACTTAATGTAGTTTTATTTGCTCCAAAACTTGAATCGAATATCACTCGCCCATTGTCAAAATCAATTTTTAATCCGTCTTGCCCTCTTGGAACGAATGTTCCATTGTCGTAAACGCCGCTAGGTATGTTCGCCCCCTCTATGCTTTCGTCGCTAACCCATTGCTTGTAGGGGCTATTGTAAGACACCAACCCGGGGCCAAGCCTCGCGTCTCCGGTGTCTGCATAAAAATCAGACGACTTGCTTGAGAATGCGTCCGCTTTTTTAGTTATAAAATTGTCAGCCCATAAGACAAAACTTGTAGTAACTTGATGTTGGAATTGTGGCTTCATTTAAAAATAAGATTTAGATAATCTTGTTGCAGATAGGGTGTTTAAGTTGGTTTCAAAATCTTTCAATAAAGGTTTTATATATTGTTTTTTTAATCTGCCTCCCGACTCCCTGCCGGATTGGATTCCCGCTCCTGATCGTCCTGCTGGAGGGCTTTTTGCGTGCATGTATTGACCTAAATTAGCTATGCCTTGACCTTCTAGCTGCTGTAGCCAGCTTGCTCCTTTTGCCCAAGGCAATGGGGTGGCTGCATAAAGATCTTTTAATGTTGGTATATTTACCGCAAAACTCCAAACAAAACCAAAAGATCCAAACTTTCTTCTTTTTATTAATATATTTGTGCGCTGTAAAAGATTTTGTAATTCATATACTGGATCATCTCCAATTTCAAAACCTATAAATCCAAATAAGTTTCCTTCTGGTAAAGTTCCGCTTAAATTTTTAGAAGCGGGGCCTCTTTTTAGCTCTCTTGTTATTGCGTGGGATTCAAAATCTTGCATTAATTTTCCATGAGCCACTTTGAATTGAGATTCAATTATTAATCTTCCTTCATTTATCAATTGTTTGTTTTTTCGAATTTCAAGATCTAATGCCCTCTTGACTCCTTTGTCTATCATCTTGGCCATTACTCTATGGGTCTTAATAGCAGTGAATAAAATTGTATAACATCAAAAAGTCCGTGAGCTCTTGGGTCAGAATCTACGTGAAACATTCTTCCGTCAAGCTCGATTCTTTTTGCCTCTTTAATATACGCATAGTCTTCAGCTTTTAATTTAATCCTTACTAAGCTACCTCCGTCTGGTCGGCTTACTTTTATTTGGGCTCCAGCCTCTCCGAAATTTTCCAAACTTCTATCCGAGTCGTACCTGATTCTAGCTTTAAATATTTTCTTTACAGGAATATTCTCCACGCTTGTGGTGGAGGCCCCGCCTGTTCCGTAAAGATAATTAAAATTAGGGTCTGTGCTAACTATAACTTTTTGAGCTTCTTTATATACAACAATGTCTCTTCCGAATGTATCATGAAGATCTAACAAGTTCGCTGCCACGCTTGCTCTTTCTGCCGCTGTCAATAATTCTGCCATGAATACTTTTACACTAAAGATTTTTTTTTGTGTATATCGATACAGGTACAAGGATCTACAACAATAATACATATGGAAGCAGAAGACATTTTTAAAAAATGTTGCCACAGGAATACGGTTTCCCTTTTTAAGGGTTTCCTCGTTATGCTTGAGGATTTACATAAGGAGCATCAAATTAATTTTAATAAATTAAGAAATAATTTGCCAGAGGGTTGCGTGCCAGTTGTGGATCAAGCTGACTACTTCAGTTTAGATAAGTTGCAGCACCTAAGAAAAAGAACTTTAGATATTGGCAATGAAACTATTAGAAATATCGAAATGGATTTAGATAATTATACCATAGGCTTTACATTTAAATAAAATAAAATTATGTCAGACACAGCAACCCCAACAATAAACGATACCCGCAAAAAACTGCGTGAAATTTACAGCTTCACTTTTGAAAAAGAAGAGAAGGTCAAGAAAACAGAGACGAGCAAAGTCAAGAACGAAGAAACCGGCGAAGAGGAAGAAGTTTCTGTAACCAAGGAAGTGGTTGAGCCAACTCCTTATCGACTCATAATGAAGCAGCCAACTCGCAGGCAAATAGAAGATGCCGAATTGGAATTTAGTGTCGAAATGAGTAATTGTATAAAGCGAGGGATTTTAACAAAAGCCATGCTCGCAAAAAAATACAGCGATACAGGTGGACTGCTTGCGGAAGAGGACGCAAAAGCTCTGACAAAAATGTACGTAAGGTATGGAGAATTCTCCCAGGAAAGCGAAAAGATTCAGATAAAAAATGTTAAAACAGAAAAGGATACAGCGCGATTAAAGGAAATCGCTGGAGAGATAGCTCTTTTAAGGAAAGATATTATTAATGTCGAGACTTCATATTCTAACCTTTTCAACCACACCGCTGACGTAAGAGCCGAGAATAAAGTTATTCAATGGTATATTTTAAATCTCACTTTTGTTCAGAAGTCTGACGAAGAGGAAATATCTCCTTTATTTGAGGGTCGCGATTTTGAGCAAAAGCTTCAAACTTATTACGAGCTTGAGGAGGAGGGGAACGATCTTTATGATATAGTCGGAGGAAAGGTTGCCGCATTTTTTAGCTTTTGGTATTACAGTTCTGGCGCAGTTTCGAAACTAGATTTCGAAAAGCTAGACAAAGATATCGAGGACGGTAGTATTTAATATATGTGGAAGCGGTCAAGCGCAGAAAGATATTTAGGGATGTAGTTAGAGGTTACTCTTCCACAATTCTTGACGAGGACTTTGTTTACATCAAGCACTTGACTCCGCACGACCAAGTAGAGCTTGAAGAGATAGAGGAAAAATATTTTAACGCAGCCCTTCGTCGGGGCGTGCCCACAGAAGAAGAGATGCTTGCTTTTTTAAAAGAAGAGGGAGACTGGGGAGACAAGGACGAAAAATTCATAGAGGATAAGGAGTATTTTCTTGAAACTTTAAAGACCGCCAAAACAAAAATGGTTATCAAGAACCAGATTGACAAGCAAGAAAAAACAATAGAAGAAGAAACCCTCGCACTGAATCAAAAACTCGCTCAGAGGATGTCTCTTGTTGGAAACACTTGCGAGAAATATGCAAAAGATAGATTAAATGATTTTTATATGATTAAAAGTTTTTATAAAGATAAAGATTTATTGATTCCTTTATTTGGTGAAGATGAATTTGATCAATTAGAGAATCAAGATTTAAAGAAAATAGTTTCTCGTTATAACGATGTCTTTAAGAGCTTTAATGAAGAAAATATACAATATACTATATTAGAAGATTTTTATAATCCATATTTAAGTTTTGCTGAAGACAGTATGCAATTTTATGGAAAACCGTTTTGTAATTTAACATACAATCAAATAAGATTAATAGTTTATACTAGAGTATTTAAAAATATATTTGATAATAATGAAAATATACCAGATAATATAAGGAAAGATCCCGCGAAACTGTTAGACTTTGGAGGCTCCTCAAAAGAAGAGCGAGACAAAGCCAAAGACAAACTAAATCAAGGTAGCGCTGGAACTCTAGTTGGAGCTAAGGATGAGGATTATGAGTATCTTGGGGTGGACAAGCCTAAGGGAGGGGTAAGTCTTCACGAAGAAGCCAAAAAGAAGGGCGGAACTTTAAATATGGAAGATTTAATGAAATTGCATGGAGTAGGATAGTTTTGGTGTATTAATACCTTATAACGGAATAAGGTAATATGTCTATAAATCTCAACGTACAAGGTAATACACAGCCGCTTGAAGCGGCTGTTCAAGCGGCTGTAAACCGTATTCGCAAAACACCGATCAAAATAACGGTGGATGACAAGGGAGCTACCCAGCCGCTTGGGAATATGAAGCGTGGAGCTGACGAGTTTAGCAAATCTATGGAAGCTGCTAACGCTCGTATCATTGCGTTTGGCGCGAGTATGGCGATAATCAATGGAGTAGCTGACGGCTTTAAAGCTTTAGTTAAAAATGTTGTTGAAGTCGAAAAAGCTCTTGCTGATATCAATGTAGTTATGAATTTATCTACAGCGAATTTAGAAAAATTCTCAAACGGCTTATTTAAAACCGCCAAGGAAACCGGAGCAGCTTTTAACGTTGCCGCTGAAGCGGCTACCGAGTATGCTCGTCAAGGCTTGACGATGGAGGAGTCTTTAAAAAGAACTCGAGACGCTCTTATTTTGACTCGATTAACTGGAATGGATTCTGCAAACGCAGTAAAAGCTTTGACTGCGGCCATGAATACTTATGGAGATCAAATAAAAGACACTACTCAACTTGTAAGTAAATTCGCTGCGGTTGATGTAAAATTTGCTGTTAGTGCAGAAGATTTTGCTGATGCGATATCTCGAACGGGTCAGGCTGCGAAAAGTGCTGGAGTGGATATTGATGAGTTGGTAGGTCTGGTTACTGCAGCACAACAAAAAACTGCTCGAGGTGGTAAAGTAATCGGAAACTCATTTAAAACAATTTTCACAAGAATAGGAAGAACAGACACTTTAAATCAATTGGAAAATCTGGGTATCGCTGTAAGAGATTTGGAAGGCAATACGATTGGCGCAAGAAGAATTTTAACCGATCTCGCTAACACTTTTGATCATCTTACGGAATCCCAAAAAGCACAAATAGCTCAGACGGTTGGTGGAGTTTTTCAAATCAATATATTAAAAGCTGTACTGAGTGACGCTGCAAAGCAAAACGGTATACTTGCAAACGCTACTCAAATCTCTGCAGGGGCCACCACAGAAGCTATAGACAAAAACGATCAATTAAGGCAGACCATGTCTGCAATGGCCACAGAAACCGGAATAGCTTTAAAAGAATTAAGCGCACAGATTGGAGAAATCATGCTTGCTCCAGGAATGGAAAAGGTTTTGAATGTTTTCAAGGGACTGGCTGAAGGAGCAAATGAAATGCTTGGCGGTGGAGAATCCACTGGTAGCGATTTCGCTCAAGGTTTTTTAAAGGGCTTGGGTAATATCATAACTGGTCCAGGGTTGGTCGTTATTTCCGCAGTATTTATAAAGTTATTTGCTAAAGCTTTGGTTTATGCGAATCAAAGTCTGCAATCTTTAATTGGGGTAACAAGCGAAGCTCATAAACAAAAAGCAATACAAACTTCTCTTGTTACTTTATTTGGGCAAAACGCAGCGATAAGCAAGGAAATGTTGCGAACCGATATTTCAAGAACGGAAAAGGAAAAAATAATCCTTGGACTCTTGAAGGCTCAAGTTGTTGAAGCTAACATGTTGAACTCTGTATCAAAAAGTGTTGCCGCTAGTTTATACACGAAAGGGTACAATGCAAGCCTTGCTCCTCGAAAGGGAAGAGCGGGCGGACACATTCCAAATTTTGCAGATCCAGAACGCGAGCAAGCTGCGCGAGGTGGATATGCTGCTGGAAGTATTCGAAGTATGAATATGCCTGGCGAAGGCTCGGTAATATATAACAGCGCAGAAAAAGTAAAGAATTTTAAGGGGATGAGTCAACCTGCGATCATGCCTCCAAAGTCAAGTAAGGCTGGAGAGAATTATCAACAAGCATTTGGTAGTATACATGGATTTGATCCATATGCTGCGGGAGGATATATACCTAATTTTAAGAAAATTAAACCGAGAACTTCTAAGTTTACAGCTAAACAGGGAAGAGTTCAATATGGTATTAATCAAAATTCTTCTAATTATGTTGGTCTCGCCGCATCTAGAGGTTCAGATCAAATTGGTAACTATTATTATGTTGTTCCTGGTGTTGCAGATAGTGGAGTTTACCAAGCTAGGTCTGACGGATCTCCACCAAAAGGATTTACAGATATTCATGCTCCCGCTAAAGGAAAAAAGACCGCGAATCCCAATCAAGGTAAGGGCGCTAAAGTCGCTTTTGATTTTTACACCTTAGATGAATCAGATAAAAAAAGAGGCTCAAAAAGATTCGAAGACCAAATAAATGAAAAACTTCAAAATAAGGGATTTGAGGTTACTAATCAAATTTTAAATAGTTTATCCCTAGGTGATACTTTTTCTATGGATAAATCAAATATGAACAGTGATTTACCAAAAAGTAAAATGGCTGTTGTTTCGGGCCATATCTTTGAGGCTGTGGCAAAAAGCATTATACGCGGTGTGGGAGAGACCGATAAAATCACAGAAGATCAAGGTGCAAGAATTGATTTGCCAAGAAATAAAGAATTATATAAATTGTTTGGGGTTCCTGGTAGCAAAGGTAGGAAAGGTGCTGAAGCTAAAATAAACACAAACATAAAAAATGCTAAATCATTCGCTAGAAAAATATATGATGTTAGGTTTGGTAAAGCTGGCGCTCCTAACTTAAGCAAAACATCTGATCTAAATAAAGGTATATTGTCTAGAAAAGATGGCCGCCTTTTTGTTGGCGACAAACCATGGAGTAGTAGCAACGAAGAACAAACAACTCTTCTTCGCAAGGCAGGGTTTAAGTCTTTACAAAGCGGCAAATTTTCTAGGGTAGGTTTAAATAGTCAATTAAAATCTCACGGATACATCCCCAACTTCGCCAACCCATTATCTGATGCAATAGGTAGAGAAAAAGAAGCTGGCGTTCCTGTTTCGAAAATAAGAATTGGCTCTCATTCAGCACTAATGAATAAAAGTAATCCAATCGGTCTGGGCGTAACCAATACAGACGACGAACCAAATGGATTGAAAGATGTATTTGGCGCTGCAAATGGATACGTGCCGAATTATGCACCAGAAATTACAAGTTCTGACGTGGTTGGTTATAGAGGTAGTGGTGCGCAATCCCAAACGGAGAGCAACGCTAAAAAGTATAACAAAGCTATTGCCGGTGTTATAAAAAGATTTGAAACGGGCAGGGTTCCTCATAAGAAAATGCAAGAGATGATGCAAAAACTTGGGAACAAATACAACGTAAGTTCTAGCGCTCAAGACAGAGTAGCCAAAAAAACAAATCAATTAATTGGGACCACAGAAAAATTAAAAGCAGCTACGCAAAGAGCCGCGAGAAGCGTTGGGCTACAAAACGCAAGCTCAAGGTTTGCTGGAACGAGGGCGGGAAGAATGATTGGTAGCACTGGTGGGCAAATGGGTTTGATGATGGGCTTGCCTATGGCTGCAGGTTTTGCGCAAGACGCAATTGGGGGTACGGCTGGCGCAGCCACCGGAGGTTTTCTACAAGGGGCTGGTAGCGGAGCAGCAATGGGAATGATGTTTGGTCCGCTGGGCACAGCTATAGGAGCTACTGTTGGAGGTTTATACGGATTAGTTGATGGGTTAGGCAAGGCTGAAGAGGCCGCAATTAAAAAAGCGAAAGACGATTTAGACTATTCAAAAAGCATGGGGTCCTCTTTAGTTTCTCTTTTCTCAGATTTCCCAGAAGCTAAGAAACATTTAAAAGATTTTAGAGAGGGCTACAATAGACTTAATCAGGAAATAAAAAAAGAAGATTCAAAAACCATAAACGTCGCAAAAGGCTTTGATCCTTTAACAAGTTCAACGATTTACAAAAAAGAAAAAGATCCCGAAGCTCAAGGAAAAGTTAAAGTCATGAATGAAATTATGAATACTAATCTGGATTCTAAACTCTCAGACGCCTTGCGCGCATTACCTTCCGATTATACTTTTTCTGCAAAAGGAGCTGAGGCAGGCAGCGAATTTAAAGGGACGGGAAAAGAGTATGCCAAAGAATTAGAGAAAGCTGATGTATCAAGAAAAAAAGTCATGTTTGAGTCTTTTATGGCTGGGGAAAGAAAAGCTGAAAATGAATCTGCTGATTTAAGAAAAGAGGAAGTTCGCGGTTTGATTGTTAAGTTAAACCATCAGAAAGCGATGTTAGTTTCACAGCAAGAATCCGCATTGGCTCAATTAAGAATAAAAGATAAGTATCGGCAAATTTCTGAAAATTTAGATTTTCAAGAAAAAGTGATGGGTGGCGCGATAACCGAACAACAGAAAGCGCAAATAAAATACAAAAAAGCCCTGAATTCTGCCGCTGAAAAATTAGATTCTTCTCTTCGGGGTGCAGACTCTAGTCTTAAGGAGGGCTTAATGACTTTAGTGAAACGATCTCCTAGTATGCAGAGCTCGGTCAGGAGTGACTTAGCTAAGAAGATGGGCATCAAGGCTAGCGAAAAAAACAGAATATCAAGAATAGATGTTACAAAACCTTACTCTAAAATGAGCGGACAAGAGCTTGTGGGTAAATTAAAAGAGATAGATGGAGTTTCCCCTCAAGATCTCGCAGCTATAGAATCTCTTGTGTACAAAAAGCGGTCTGACGAAACTCTAGCAAGACAAAGTAAAATATCACAAGCAGGTTCGGCTAAGAGAGTATTGGGCCAAGATCTTTATGTTGCGACAGAAAATAAAATTATAAAAGATTTAGAAAGAAAAAACCGCATGTCTTCAGAAGGCCTTCAGTCTTCCCAGAAAATCCGAGGTTTTACCGAACAAGTTGCCGCAGCAAGAAGGTTGAATGCTGTAGGCCCAGGATATCAAACCGGTAGAGAAAGAGAAAGTTTTGCAATGTCCGAGAAAAGATTTAAATTAGAATCTAAAATCACAACCCTCGAAGAAAATCAAAAAGACAAACTCGCCGGACTGGATACAAAAAAGAAACGGGACGAACTTAAGGAAAAAAGGCTTGAGGGTATGGTGACTGGCCAAATAACACTAAAAAGCGAGGCTGATTGGGAAGAGTATGATGCGCTTTTAAATTCGCAAGAAGAAAGAAAAAAGAACCTAGACGAAATCGAACAAAAAATAAAAAACATAAACGCAGAGACAAAAACAGAAATATCAAGCGCCCAAGAACTCTTAGAGAAAGAGAAGGAAAGATTAAAACTTAAGAGGGAATACGAAACCGGACCTGGCGCAATGCGTAATGGAGCTAGGGACGCTCAAAAAAGAATTGTCGAGCAAGCTGAAACGATGGAGTTTAGACTTGGTGGTGAATTAACAAATCAATTTAGAAACGGCCTTGTTGACGGTATGCAAGCAGCAATAAATAAAGCCGATGACTTGAGCGATGTTATGAATAATATTGCAATGAATTTTCTTGGAGCAATTCAACAAGCATACCTTGGCAAAGCCGCCGATGCAATCGTTGGAGCTTTACCGTTTTCTAGCGGAGGAGGAGTAAGAAAATATTCTAAAGGAGGCGGAGTTCCTGCAATGGTAACTAATGGCGAATATGTAATGGGTGGCGACGCTGTGAAGAAATACGGTGGCGGATTTATGCATAGATTAAACGCAGGCGGAAAACTTCCAGGTTATTCAACTGGAGGTAAGCCAGACGAGCCTCAGCCAGGATCCGCTCTTGCTGCAAACTTTGGAGGAGGAGAAGGTTACAACACAGGAAGAAGATATCAATCTCAAGCAATGTCTGGGTTTTTCTATAGCGGACAATCTGGAAACCTAGGACTTCAAGAGGATACTCAATATACAAAAGGAATCATTCAAGAAAGAATGAGAAAAGAGGCTGAGAAAAAAGCCAAAAAAAGAGCTTTAATGCAAATGCTCGTAGGTACCGCTCTGAGTGTTGGAATTGGAAGTATGGTTTCCTCTGGCCTTGAGGGCCTTGCTGAATCTGGAGCACTAGGAGAAAAATCAATGCTTGATTCTTGGGGCAAATCTTCTGGCATAGACTCAGCCGCAGTAAATCAAACAATGCTAGAAACCGGCATGTCAAGAACTGAGGCGATGAGCATAAATCAACCCTTTGAAAACGACTTTGATTTTGGCTCAATCGTTAAAGACAATTACAGCCCTTTTAGCCCAACGTCTATCCAGGAGTCAAGAGCTGTTTATAGAGGAGGAAAAATAAATGGTTATGCCAACGGCGGCCACATAGCTGGCAAGTCTGGCATCGATCAAATTCCCGCAATGCTCAGCGAAGGAGAATATGTAATTCGAGCAAGTAGCGCTCGACAACTTGGCAAGCCAATGCTCGACCGAATAAATGCAGGAAAATTTAATGATGGTGGAGCAGTGACCCCCTTAACAGAAAACTCAGAAACTGGAACTTCTGGCGGAAATACAAATAATATTAATATAACGGTTAATATGGACAAGGGAAGTGGGAAATCAGAGAAAAAGGATGATAAAGCAGGAGCCAATCCAAAAGACTCGTCAGAAGATCAAGAAAAAAGCACGCAGTTGGCGGAAAAAGTAAAACAACAAGTTATTTCTGTGATAATGGACGAGCAGCGACCAGGAGGCTTGTTGAGTGACTGATCATGACTTTCTCAAATTATGAACAAACTATAGTTGTAAACAATACCGCTCTTTCTGGAGTAGTAAATGTTAATGGAAGTTACGGAATAACAGAAAAGCCAATCAAGGTTGCTGGTGTAGGATTTATAGATGCTTTCGTTAACGCTCCGCTGGAAGGTAATTTTTCGATTTCAAGAAAAATGGTGAGCAGGGATCCTATACTGGATCTGAATGTAGTCGGGCAGTACGCTTACGACGAAAATGAAATAAGTGGATCAATCTTATACGACAATAACACGAAAGGTTTTGGGTTTACAAAAGGAAGAATTACTCGTTATTCAGTCAACTGTACAGTGGGCGATCTTCCTGATATTGAAACTGATATCACTGTATTTGGGGATCTAGGAAGCGGAATATTAATTCAAGAAGCTACCAAGCCTCATCCACCTATACAATTTACTGACCAGGCCAGTATTTCAATAAACGTAAGCGATTTTTCAACAGACGCAGTAACAGATTTCAGCTTTAGTCGAGCTTTAAATTTGCAACCAATGTATGCAATTCCAAAAGGCACCGAAGCCGAATGGTATGCCGACAGCAAAACCACTTACGAAAATCATGATCCAATACAAATCGATACAATTTATCCAATCGAAACGGATATTAATTTTACAATGATTGTAAATGAATACGAAGTAAGACAAACCAAAGATCGTCTCAGAGCGGCTCCAGAAAGCGATGTCGTTATTCAAATAAAAGATTCTAAAACAAAAGAAGTTATTAATGCTTTTACTGGCGTTAAGGCTAGATTAATAAGCGAATCTATAACATCCTCGGTCGAAGGAGAAATGAGTATATCTTTAACTTATAAATCATATGAGACCCTTCATAATCCAGTAATATGAGCAAGCCTTTTTTAAGATTTGAAGATGGTAAGATTTCTTTGGGAGGCAAGGACCTAATGGTTCAGTCTGCTAATTTATCAATAACCCCAACTCTAGAACCAGAAAGAGTATACGGAGACCTTGATCTCTCGATAGTCGGAGCGAAAACCGAGTTTGTTAATTTTGCAGCTACCGCAGGTCTTCGCGGCAAGCTTGATATTTCTTTTGTAATTACTGCTGAATTTTTTAAACAAAATAATATTATTAATTCTATTGATAGATTGTTTGAAATAAAAGATGGTATGAGTGAAAATCCTATTGATGGAAATATAGTTGGTCGTTATTTATTTGATAATATGTATTTAACTAATTTTAGTTTTAGTATAGCTCCTTTTCAAGTTATACAAGCTAATGCAAGTTATGATATATATGGTACAATATTAAAAACAGTAGATAGAAGGTTTCAAGAATTAAATATTGATCCTGCTCACGGACTTAAATCATTTGGAGAAATAAAAGCAAGCAATACAAATATGGACACCGCAAATAAAAAACAATTTGAGGTATCTAAATTAAATTATAATATAATAGTGGGAAGGAAGGTACATAATCATATAAAAGACGGCGAACATACCTCTATTAATACAACCGCGAATGGAGTGGTTCCTACTCGCGTATCAATTGAAAATATTGAAGCCGAGATGAATATAGAATCAAACGATATGATAAGAAATTTAAATCCAGACGGAAATTATCAATCAGGAACAACTCCCGAAGGCTTAAGCGACTCTACTATACAGGCTTTTTTGTACAGCTTGCAGGGAGAAAAGATCGCTAATTTCTCTTGTTCTGGAAGGATACACAGTCAGTCAATTTCAATATCAGAGGGCTCGCATGCGATGGGCTCAGTGTCTGTAAAGCAGATAATTAAATAATCATGACAATCTCCGCTCCAGCCTCGGACGCTTCTGAAGGAAGAATGGGAAACCTTGTTAATTATAGCGGGGTTTTTCAAACAGGGCAAAATTACGAACAATTTGATTTTGTTTATGCTACGGGTGATGGATTGTATTATTACGCAAAGCAAAATATGGTTTTTGGCGGCGGAGTCTCTGTCTCAGACGATCAAAGATTTACATTGCTTCCTCACGAGGTGGCAGCTAATTCTCATTATATTATTGATGAGTTTAATAGGCCCGACGATCTAAACGCAACATTTAGCCCTGGAAATATAATAAATATAGCTGGGTCTACTGGGTCTAGCGATGGAACTTATTCTATATTAAATATAGAAAAAAATTATACAAGTACCACCGTTCAAGGTTTAACTGGTGCAGCAATAAAAATAAAAGGGACATCTGAGACTAGTTTTATAGAAAATTACGAACCTTCGTCTGCTAATGTTCTAACAATCTCAACAATCAATGCGTATCCTGAATCTAATCCAGATTTGTGGACAAGCGATAAGTTTTTTTACGACGCAGATTATGGATCAACAGTTAATTTTAAGGCAAATAATATAAAGCATGAGTATGGTAATGGTTATTATATTCTGCAGCCAAAAGGCATAAATGCATTAACGTTTGAGGTTAATTTAAAATTCGACAACAGAACAAATAAAGAAGCTAATTCTATAATACATTTTGTAGAAAACCATTTGGGGCAATTAGAGGTTGACGCCTCCTCTCCTAATCTTAAATATAAACAAGGAATATCAGGGTTTCGATGGGACGGAAACGCGATGTTTAATCCTTATCGATCGACAGAAAATGAAGCTAAGACTTTTTATTGCTCAGAATTTAATCATGCTTTAAGTTTTGAGAACAGCAATAATATAAGTTTAAAGCTCAGAAACTTGGATACTTCTTCATTGAGGAAATCCGAGCAGTTGTTCATAAGGAAAGCAGAAACGTTTGACCCGACAATGGTTTACGAAAAAAATGATGTAGCTTTTTATACTGGAAACCATTCATACTATTATTGGCACAGCGATTCAAGTACCAGTAATAAAGTTCCTTCTGAGATAACTACGGGTTTTAATGGCAGGCTTGATTACAAGAAAGATTTACATACAGGTTACTGGACTCGCGATTTCTTTTGGAAGCCATCTTTAGGACTAAGCGTTGATCAAAAGCCAAGAATGAACGAAATAGAACTAGGAGGATACCTTCAGATTTATAACGACGGCATAAATGAAAGCCTTTTAAATTTGGACTTACAGTTCAACAATAGAGATGATGAGGAAGCTTACGCTATACTTCATTTCCTTGAGCAAAGACTAGGGTACAAACCTTTTAATTTTACGCCTCCCGCCCCATACAATAGAAAGCAAAACTTTGTGTGTCAGGAGTGGAGCCACACTTATAATTACAAAAATAATCATAGCATATCTGCTCGATTCGAGCAGTTTCCATTTAATATAGATGAGCAGGATTTTACCAATTTAGACACTCCTCCAGAATTGGCAGAGGGAGAATTGATATTCACCTCTCCGTTGTCGTTTTCGATCAAGGACCAAGGAGAACAAATAATTCCCGGAGAAAAAGGAAAGGGCAGGGTTAAATTGATGAATATAGGAGATAAGCCCTTGACGTTAATTAGTGCAGAAGCGATAGAGAGAGACATTGGGACTTTTTCTATTATAGGGCAGGGCGGAGGCGCAAACGTTCCTTTTGTTGGCGAAGGCCTTGATAGAGAAGATTACATATATAGCCTTCCGTCTGCCGGTTTTCCTTTTGGTCTAAACGGCAAAACAATAAAACTAAGCAAGTCTTATACACCTGGCGTTAGTGACGGCGGGCAGATGTTTACGGTGGTCACAGGTTCCCCTGGTAACTACAGATCCGAAATAGTTAATTCAGTTCCAAACACTTTTTTTCAAAACAACAGAGGACAAATAAAATCCGGAGTAAATGAGCCGTTTAATACTGCATACAGGGAGTGCGGTAAATTTGCGATTGAGAATTTCTTTATCAATAATCAAAAGACCACAATCGAGGCAGGAGAGGAAGGCTATATTGATATTGAGTTTTATGGAATAAATAACTCGGACGTAAATGTTTCGTTGATCGATGGATTTACAGACGAGATAATAGACAATAATTCAGACGTTATTCTTGTTGGTCTTGTAAATAAATACTATTTTGGAGATTTATATATAAGAAGCTCTGCTTCAAGCGATCTTCAACAAGGTGAGTTGAAAATATTCGTCGCAGCAGAAAAATAATTATGGCAAAATCAGAATCAAATTTTAATAAGCAATTAATTTCAATCACTCCCGATTCGGTCGTGGATATGTACGAAATCGATTTTAGCAATCTTCAGTCAAACTTTGAAATGCTTAAGGATTTACACGGAGTTAATCTGGGCGCAGATGCTATATATAGGTTTTGCCCCATGAAGAATTCAAGCAACCCTGTTTATTGGCAGGGGAATGCCTATCAACCTTTACCTGTAAAAATGGAGGGTTTTGAGAGTCAGTCAGACGGAAGGCTTCCAAGGCCAACAATTTCAATAGCTAACCCCGAGGGGCTTTTATCTAAAATTATTAGATCTAATAAAGATTTCGCCAATTGCAAGGTTACCAGGAAGAGAACTTTTGTTAAATTTCTTGATGATGAAAACTTTCAAAATAGGAATTTAAACGAATCAGGAAAGAATCCTTTTGGCGAATCCGATCCAAACTCACACTTTCCTGATGATATATTTTTTATAAACAAGAAAACAATAGAAAACAAAAATGTAATTACTTTTGAACTTGTGTCTTCATTAGAGCTTCAAGGGTCAAGTGTTCCAGCAAGAATAGTAATGCCGTCTCACTGCTCTTGGATGTATAGATGCTCTATTGGTTGTGGGTACAAAGGCCTAGCTATAGAAGATAGCGAAGGCAGAGATCTAACTCAGAAATATGCCCATAACAATTACGGCAATGGATTAGACGATATTCCCAAGTGGAGCAAGCATGGGTTTTTGGATAACGAGCTAGTTCCTGGCGGATACGACTCTGGCTCATTGGTTAAAATAATTCCACAAAGCTCGGCTGACCCTTATAAATCTACGCCCGTTGTTTTTTTATGTATAAAAACCCACGCTATTGCATCCGATCATATACCGTTTTTTGACAATAATCACTGGGTAAAAGACGAATGTCAGAAAACAATAGACTCTTGCAAGAAAAGATTCTCTGAGTCTCATTTGGATTCTTTGGGCGGGTCTAGGAATATCACCGATTATAACAAAATAAACATAACTCATAAAGGATTAAGGTTTGGAGGTTTCCCGGGCACAGAAAGATATCCAGCTGCATAAAACTATACTCGAACAGGTTAAGACTTATTGCTTGCGGTCTTTAACTGAGGAGAGTTGCGGATTGATCGTTGAGTCTACTTCAGGCCTAAAGGTTTTGCCTTGCAAAAACGAAAGCCCTTTTCCTGAGCATCATTTTATGATTAATTTAAATATTTTTATAGAAAATAAAGTTTTATATGTTTATCATTCTCATGTGAATTGCTCAGTAAATCCATCTATTACAGATAAGTTATATTCTGATGAATTATGTATCCCATTTTTGATCTATAGCATTAGGGATGATGAATTTGGTATATATGGCAATATAAGTGTATAGTTATTTAAGGTTTAAGGTTAAATGAAAACAGTATATTTATATGGAAAGCTTGGAAAGCGCTTTGGTAGAAAGTGGACCTTGAACGCGGACTCAGCTGTGGAGGTTTTTGCCGCTATAGACGCTAACAAGGAGGGGTTTCTTGAGTATCTTGCCAAAAGTCAATCGGGCGGTATTGATTATGCTGTTTTAAATAAATCTCCGACCGATATTTCATCAAAAAAAGAATTAAAAAAGCATATGATCTCCGAGTCTATGGTTGAGATAAGGGACAAGAAGCAAGAAATGCATATTGTTCCCGCGCCACAAGGCAATGCGGCAGTTATAATGTCAATTATGTTTGTTGGTGGAACAACTGCGGGCGGATTAACTCTTGTTGGTAAAATAGTTGTAGCCGTTGCTGTGTCTTTTGTTGTTGGGGCGATAATGAAAGCGTTATTTAAGCCGCCCGAAAGAAAAACCCCTACAACAACAAAATCTTATTTGCTCAAGGGAATAGCTAATAGGCAAAGTCAAGGCGTTGCAGTACCTTTAGGTTATGGAAGATTAAAAATAGGTTCAACAAATATATCTCAACACAAACTCTCAAAAAGAAAAAACGTCCCAGGAAAGCCTCATGTTTTAGAGTCTTATACCGAGATAGAGTTTTTGGATTTATTGAGTGAAGGTCCGATAGCTGGACTTTGTGATCAAAATGGGAACTTAATAAACCTTAGTCGTTCTGGCATTATTGAGAGACTAGTGCAGAAGGTCTTGGGTTACGACCTTCGGGAGGGTATTTTTTTAAACAATGTGCCTGTTGTGAATACCCCAATAAGCGAAGCCGAGACTGGAACTGCGAATTATATACTCAATGAAAATGGCGAGGCTCCTGTGATCAAAACAGGAGAAGAAAAAGACACTTTGATTATTTCAGATTTTAATTGTTTTGTTGTTGATCATTCCGTGTTGTTATATGGAGCCGGACCCTACACAAAAAACGAGGGGGGAGCCGAGCATAGGCCTGATGTAGAAAGCGCAAAGAAAAACGGAGCCAAAATAGCAGCTCATTTTGTGGCAAACAAAAACGTTAACAAAATTCGAATTGAAATGAACACAACTTTGTCGATACAGAACGATGACGGTAGTAATCAGGAAAACAATGTTCAATTTGCAATATTAATGGAAAAGGACTATGTCGAACACAATGTCTTATCTCCAAGTTCTGGTTGTATCGTTAAGTTTGATGATTCATTGAACGGAGCCGTAACCACCGACGAAAGCAATAGGTTTATTGTTACAGGCCTCTGCACTTCGATGTATGCTTTTGATGTTATTATTGAATTTGATCGCCCAAAAATAAGCTCTAAAGGTATAACTTTTAAATTAATAAAGTTAAGCAATGAATATGATCCCTCGGTAAAAGGAGCGTTAGGGGGAATAGGCAGAGACAGAAGTTTAAAGTTATCTTCCGTTGCTGAATACGTAGAAGAGCCTCTGCTTTATCCTTATAGCGCTATCGTCAAACTCAAATTCGACAGTAAGAATTTTTCAAATTTACCCGATAGATCTTATCATGCGAGGTTAAAGAAAGTTTTAATTCCTTCGAATTATGATCCAATCTCAAAGCATTATGACGGGCCTTGGGATGGATTGTTTAAGGGGCAGCCGGATTCTCTTTCGTCCATACATTCTGTAAGCGATGAAGACAAGTATTGGACGGATAATCCTGCTTGGGTTTTTTATGATTTATTATCTAATGCTAGATATGGGGTTGGGAAGTACGGTCTATATGAAGAATATATCGATCGATGGCAGCTGTATAGAATATCAAAATACTGCGACGAATTGGTTAGAACCGATTACGAAATAGAAACCTCTTCTGGTTCTCCT